TTCACCAGCTGCATCCATTTGATTTACACGCATTGACCTTCTAGGTTTGTATGGGTCTTCGTTGTCTGTTACTTGTATAACTCTTTCTTCTGTGTAGTAAGTTTGTACTAAGTGCAAAACAGATTCTGCTAAGTATTGTCTTGTTTTTGCTAAGTTAGTAAGAGGCACTTGTAATAACATAGAGCCCCTGTTCTGTTTTTGTTGTATAGCAACACCAGATACTTCTGCACTATCTTGTCCTAACATAGAATCAGTAATACCACTTATTTGTTTTATATTGGCTGCGGCTTTTTGTCCTAACCTATCTAAACCTGTAGGTATTTGGTTAGGTGGTATTTTCGCTGGTGGTGTAGACCCACGGTTGAATTCTAATACTAGTCCTGTTTCCGCTCCGTGTTCTTCCAGGTCATCTGCAGTCATGCCCGCAAGAGAACCATTCTCTACAATCCAACCACTATTGGCTGTGGTGTTAACTATATGTAGCTCTTGGGATGTTATCTTATTTAACTGTTCCTGGGGTGATAACAAGTTTCGTACCATACCGAACGGTTTGCCTCTACGAAAGTATGGGAAATAAGGCACGATTGTAAAGTGCCCATATGGTGACCAGTCATCGAACAGTACTACTGTGTCAGCTGTCACAGTCCATCGGACCTTTCGCTTATGTTTGGTTATTATATCTAGCCCAAATCTGTCTGCGAACTCTTCTCTTTGTTTTTTATTGAACCGATATGGGACCTCGCGCATATCACCAGTTACTACATCGACATAAAACATGCACTCTTTTAATTGAAAATGTTGTCTTTCTATAACTCTAACTGATCTAAGTGCAGCTGCACTATCTGGGTCGTTAGGATATTGTTGTCCATAGTTTTCTTGGTCTGTATCTCCGTACCTTTCTTCTTCGTACTCCATAGAATCAGCACCCATTGTAGTTCCAGTTTCTGCTAGAACTCTTAGCTTATCTGCTTTATCTTGTCCGTATACCTCATCTATTTCATCAATACTCATCCACTTGCTTTCAAATATCTCATTCCAAGTTCTTGGGTCATAATGTTTTGCGTCTGGGTCAATAAGAATATCTAACGGGTCTTTAGCTTCTATTCTTACTTCGCCTTGTATGTGGTCATCAAAATTTATACGCACATCAAAATAACCTCTGTCTTGTATAAGACCATCAGAGAATACCTGGTTCTCTACCCAATCTAGTTTGTTGTTATCTGCTATTTGTTGGTAAACCATAGTTAGTACATCGGCTACTTCTTGTTGCCCTCCGCCTCTAGGTTTAAATTGGATGTCTGCTTTTTTCGTGCTTTGTTCTCCGAGCACTGCGTTGATTGTAGGTAATATAGTATTAATGGTTAGAGCTGGTCTACCTTGGTCATCGAGTTGCTGCATATCAAACTCGTCCCATTGGTCGCCTCGATAATACATGTCACATTTTTTTGCCATGTGTACGTATTCTTCATGACCATTGTCTCGGGCCCTGGTGTAGGCGTCCCACTGTTTTTTTGCTATATCTAACTGTTCTGCTTCGTTTAGATTTTGTTTAATTTTCTTTTTTACTTTTTTATATGCCATGTTATGCACTCATTGCCGATTTCTTCTTCGGGCCTTTTGCTATATATCTTAACTTATCTCGCCAAGAAGGTATATGTTCTGGCGCCTCATAAAAAGTTGCGTATTCGCTCATCATTAAACCAACCCAGGCCAAAGCATCAACCTGGTCATCGTGCACGCCGTTAGGAAAACGCAAAAGTTCAGCAACCAACGGTCCTGTCCATACAGCGTCTTCAGGTACAAAAACCCTTCCTTGTTGCATCCTACCTTGGATAGCTCTAGCTCTTGCCTCTTTATCACGTCGCCCTACTTTTAAATCTTTAAAATATGCGGAATGTAATCCACGTTCTGACACCCTTTTTTGTAAGAAGGGCCCAATGGCCATTTCTATGTGTCCTTTTTCTATGCCAATGATACCAGGTCTCCACTGCTCATAGAAATCTAATATTTTTTCTACCAGCTCGAAACCGTCATACTTACCTCGTATGACATCAACGATAAACATATTGTCATATTCATCTACACCTACTGTTATTCCTACCGAGTAATCGTTTCTATCTCGTTGGCCTATCGCCAAATCCCAAGAGGTATAATAACGAAGTCTATCATAATCTATGTCCGATGGGTCATAATACTGAATCATGTCTCTGGTAAAATAATCACCGTCATCTGACACGGGGTTCTGTTGGTACAACGCAGTCCAGTCCCTGGGGCCTATTGCTTTTTGTATCATCTCTAAAGATTCTATGTTGTATCGTTCAGGATGCAGCGGATCGCCGGCCGCACGAAACTCTTCGTCTTCTTCTGCTATGGCTGGATATTTAACTACTTCCCAATCGTCTGCGCCATTCTCGGAATGTTGTAATAATCTACCTGCTAAGTCATCATCATGCCACCTAGTAAGAATAACAAGTATACCTCCGCCTGGGGATAAACGAGTATAGGCTGTAGAGGTATACCAATCCCATGTTGCTTCTCTATTATTTTCTGATTCTGCGTCTTCTCTGTTTTTTATCGGGTCATCGATTAGAAGTACGTGTGCACCTTTACCTGTGATACCACCACCCACACCAGCTGCTACATAACCACCGCCATGGGTTGTTTGCCAGGATTCTACTGATTGTGAGTCCTTATCTAACTTAGTTTGCTCAAAAATTGACCTATAGCTCGGTTCTCTAAGCACTTGTCTTACTTTTCTAGAGAAACTCATCGCCAAAGAGCCCGAATACGAACAACTTATGAATTCATGCCCTGGATTACGTCCTAAATGCCAAGCGGGGAAGGCAATACTGGCTAATGTGCTTTTTCCATGCCTAGGGGGCATAAATAACATCAATCTGGGAGATTTTTTGTCAGCAACGTCTTGGCTAAACTTTTCTAGCCGTTTACATACGTCTTTGTGTACCCAACCCGCCTGGTAATCAGGGTTAAACTTCTCAACGAACGGAATCATGCGTTTTCGTGCCAGTATTCTCTTCGCTAGCTCTTGTTCGGCACGAATTCTAGCGTTTTCTTGCTTTTTTGATGTTTTTTCTTGTTTTTTGGGCTCGGGTAGCTGTTCTGCTTCGTCCGCCGCGCAGTAAACGCATAGTCCTTTAGGCAGGACTAGGTTATCGGCTAAAAGGCGCTTGCACTTATAGCACTCTATCTTATTTTGGTCTGTCACTTATTTTTTCTTTTTCTTCATAGCCGGTTTCTTAGCTTTTTTAGCTTTCTTCATCGGCTTTTTAGAATATCCTTTACCATATCCCATATCTTTCTCCTTTTTTTCCCAAAACAAGGGTATTTGCTTACCTGCCTTACGTTCAGACACTAAATGTGCCGACATATAAGCAAAAAACCCCATACCTATAAGAATAATGAACCCTAAAAGAGGTTCTGACCAGTCTGGCCAAGATGTAAACGCTCCAAAACTATAGTCCATTTAGCACTTCCATCTTCTTCTGGCTTGTCTTAGCCTTGAGTTAGGGTTCTTTGCAGCTTTTGGAAACTTTTTCATCTGTCCTGCACTTCTAGCGCAATAAGATTTACGTCTTTTTGCGGCTTTCGAGCCTTTTTTAACTTTTCCAGTTACCGCTGTCTTTAATTTCGAGCCTGGATTCTTTCTTCTGTAGGCTGCTACACCTGCTTTAGTCATTCCAGCGCCAGATTTTGTAGAACGGAAGTTCTTTTTGTTCCGTTTGGGCATTTTATCTCTTTTTCTTGGCACGAGTTCTCCTTTTTACTGCAGGTTTTCTTTTCCTGACTATAGTTTTTACGTTACGCGGCTTACCACCTGGATTACCCGCTGCACGTTTTCTCTTAACCGCACTTTTCTTTTGTGAGGCGGTCATTGACTTGGCCTTTGAGCGCGGTACACATTTAGGGTACTTACGCTTACCTTTCTTTGTAGCAGACTTTCTGCCACAAGGTTGATACTTACCTTTCTTTTTTGGTGCGCCTATGTCGACCCAATCACCTTTTGGTCCTTTTCCGAACCAAGCAGTAAGACCGCCAGTAGGCTTAGCCATTATCTGTAGCCGCCGCCACGTTTTTTATATGTTCTTACTAACCAACCATTGGCATATGCACTTGGATAAACCTTAAACTTTCGTTTAGCTTCGGCTTTTACCCTCGCATATAAACTTGGGTTAGTTGGCTTTGCGCCACTCTTCTTTTTAGTAGATCGTTTTTTTGCTGGCATTTTTTCCTCCTGAAGTACCTTTGTTACTTTTGCCCTTCTTCATGGACATCTTTTTTGGTTTTTGGTTAATGTAACACTTGTGCATTTTCTTCATTACTTCTTCCCCTTTTTCTTAGCTAGTATTTTTTTCTTAAGAAACTCAGGTAACGAATTTTGTTTACCTTTGAGTTTAGTCTTCTTCATTTTCTTTTTGGTGGCTCTCGCCTGTTGCGCATATTTAGTCATTAGTTTCTCCTTTTGGTTCTAAGTAAGACATATCAACACCAGCCAACTTCAGAAGCTCGGCATCCGGCAGTCGTTCTAGTTGTTGAATCTTGTCCACGTTAATATTAACTTGGGTTGCTTGTTCTGGTGCAAATAATCCATGTAGTTTACATAGGGAGTCGACGACGTTTTTTTCTTCTGTGGCGGTGGCCGATTTTCGGTGCGCCTCAAGATACATGGTGGTGGCCGTGTTTCGATCGAACTTAACTTCTTCCCTCATCTCTTCTCGGAGGTATTCTATTGCTTGTTGTATTTTTGGTTTTTTAAAAACTTCGTACACATGATCCATGTTTCTATAACCTGCGGCACGGCCGGCTGCCGCTTTGCTTAGACCACGTAGATTAAATAAAATCAATCTTTCTTCTTGGACAGAAAGCTCGGATAGCTTTACTCCCGCATACGGAAAATGTGACTGAAGCTCGTGTCTGTCTTCGTCTGTTACTTCAATCGTGTCGTGCGCAACTAAACTCATATGCTAAAAATACCACACATGTGGATAACTTGTAAATTTTTTGTGCGAAAATTTTTTTTGAAAAAGTTGTTATTTATCGCTGTCTCATTCCCCTCCCCTATGCCTAGCGACCGACCCCCGACCCCGATTCGACTCTCTATCCTTTTTTCCATTTCAATCATTTGGAACCTTGTCCTAGAATTTGACATCGCGTGTCAAGCAGCAACCCATTAGAGGGTTGCTTCCATATAGACTTTTGAAGTAGGCATTGGTTGTCTACTCGTTAACTAGCTAATATAGGAGATTATTATGGCTAAGAATAAAAACGTTAAACCCTTTGATGTATGTATGGCAATAGAGGGCTACGAAATTGGTGATGACTTTAAACCTAACTCTTCAAGAGTCGGTAAAGCTTGGAAAAATACAGGCAAAGGTAAAGTCAAGTATAGACTAGACTTCGAGATGGATATCACTCCAGAGCTCAAGACTATTAAAGTTGCTGAAGATAAGAAAGGTAATCCTATTCTATCTCAGAGACTAGTACCTGTATCACTTGTTATCTTTGACAACGAAGAATAATGATTGGTTATAGACTAGGTCGTGTAGTAAAGAGTGTGGCTAAGGCTGCACTCCCAGCTACGAAGTGGGCGACACACCAAGCATCCACTTTTACATCTGAGTTCATGCGTGGTATGACTGAGCAACCTAAGCTCCACGATACTACTAATGAAAACTATCATCCTGTTGACTTGGACAAAGAACTAGCAGAGGCTATCCAGCCCGAGCTACCTCTTGACCATCCTGAACAACCTACTAGGAGTTCAATATGAGATATGTAATTAATCTACCTGAGGAGCTTCTTCAGGTTTTATTTGGAGAGAGATAATGGATATTGTTTCTATCGCAGCTATTGCTGTCATTGTATATATTGCAGTCATGTTCTTACTTAGAATGTCTTTGATTGGTTTATATTTATATTTCGTCTTTAAGTTCTTTAATGATGAATCACCTTCTTCGCTCAAGTCTGAGCAATTCAATCCTAATTTAGATTACTAGATTAGCCATATGGGGCGGCTTCGGTCGTCCCTATCTTTTTTTTTGTTAATGGTGAATCGGGCTCGGGGTTCGGTCGCTTTGGCACTACTATCATATGCCTGCCTACTACTATCATCGCGAGCGAAGTCGAGCGTGCCTGCATGCATATGCCAGCCTTGAGCAGGTTCCCTGTGTTCCACGGCCTTCACCCCATGTGGAACCAAGATGTGGAACCGTCACAAACCCAAGTAGAGTCGCGACTTCCAGGATGGTGTATGCCTGCTGGTTCCACGGTTCCGCGAAGTTCACACGCTACAGTATAACGGTCGACCACCGACCTAGGATATATAATGATGAATGAATGTTATTTTTACACGGAACCAAGGAACCATGTCCTATATTCCCCATTCTTACAACGCAAATCGTGTTCCACGACTGGCGGAACCAAGCGGAACCAAACGGAACCACGGGCGCGAGCAGAGGACTTGCGCCTCTGCTTCCATATAGATTTGTGTAGGTGGTTCTCCTACCCGACAGTGTGTGGTCGTACTCAAAGCACACACAGGTGGTTACTGAAAGCCCTTGACTGGATGAGAATGCCAGTCAACCCATATATTATCACAGGAGGTGCAACATGGGACTAGATGTATACGCTGGCTATCTCAAGCCAGAACAAAAGCGACCAGATAACGTGGTCGATATTGATAAAAACGAGGTGATAAGCCAACGTATGGAATCACCATACTATTGGCGTAAGCACGCAAGGCTCCAACAGTTCATGATGGAGTTGTATGACACGAAGGTAAATGGTATCGGCCCAGGCGAACGGCTCGGTATGATGGACTCGTTCAACGGTGGTGATTTGCTAATGCTCGATCGCGACGATATCGAGAGATTGCAAAAGCTAGTCAAGAACGATGACTTGCCTTTCTGCCCTGATGGTTTCTTCTGGGGACACCAGTTCCAAGAAGAGTCTATGAAAGAGTATAAAGAACAGGACTTGAAGTTCTGTGAAGATGCTCTTAAGTGGATCGACGAGGGCAAAGAAGTCTTTTATGAATGTTCATGGTAAGGAGGACAATATGATTAAAGACTATTTTAGATCAGTGCTGATGGGTACGGGCGTTTTGTTCGTACTCTTCGGCATTGCAACGAGTATTCAATAC